CAGTCTTTAACATCACCTGACATAGGTATTTCTGTATGTAACCAAAACGCTTGTGCTTGTTTTAACCAACCTTCGGTATAATATATAGGGTATTCAAACGGTTTGTAAGGTATTCTTTCTTTAAATAGACTCATTTTATTTATAAGGTAATTCTAGTGCTATATCCACAAACGGAATATAAAACACATAAGTTAAGCGGTCTTTTTCTTCATAAGCTCTACAACCAAATAATATACCTGGGTAAAAACCTAATGATAAAGACCAGTTCCATTTTTCTTTATCCATAAACTTTAATATTATACTGATCTTGATAACCGACCAGTTCTTTATATTTAATTTTTCCTCGTTGATTCCACGACCATTTAACCCACTTGTCAATTTGCCGCTCCGCATATTTTTTCCTAGCTATTATTTTAGATAACTTAGGATTAACCTTGTTGTTTCGTCGCATTCTTTTTGATTTTGTGGTTTAAATAATATTGTGTCAGGATAATTTTTTACTACATATTTTTTAAATAGTTTCCAACGTAAAGGAAAAGATTCGTTAGCTCTACCTTTACATTCAATTATAAAACTATAGTTAGGGCAAATAAAATCAGGAGTATATTTAATGGGTAATATCTTTTTTCTACCTCGTTGTTTAAATTCTCCTTTACCATTTGCTGTGCGTTCATAAGAAGCATTATCAAACATAAAGTCTTCAACTATTTCAAATGTAGCGCCTTCATATGTAGCTTTTATTTTAGCTTTTTTAAGAGCTTGATACATATAACGCTCAAGACCTGAAGCAAATTTGATACCATCGTATGTTACCTTCTTTGCTTGTACAGGTCCGCGTTTTCTTTTATAGTTCTTCTTCATCAACGTTTATGTTAGATATATTATCGTTAAAACGTTTAGCTCTGTTTAACATAGCTTCTTCAATTTCATCACGCAAGCAAGC